ACAAGATAAAGGGTGGGTCTATGATGGAGTATTCTTCTAACACTGGTGCCATTGCGGAAATTCGTTCTGTCAACTATTTCATAGTTGTTATTTCTAGTGAATCATCAAATACTGATGCCGCTCAAAAGCCGACTATAACGGGCCACGTTCGCTTTTATTTCAAAGAATAAAATCATCCTATGAACTCGGTTCTTGATACCATTTGCATTTCTGCTAGAGATTCAAAACCTCCTCTTGTAGTGGATGCCATGACCACGTTTATTTGGCCTGAGTAGTTGAGTATGTCTAAAACTTCGTCAAATTCGAATTTCAGTTCGTAGAATCTAAAGTCGGCGTCCGTATGCCAATAAACATGGTCATATAACACTTCGAAAGTGTATTCTCCCCACTCGCTTAATGGCGAAATAAAACTACTTACGTTGGTTAGAAGGTTTCCGGTTGAGAAGTTCGCCGAGCGAAACACTGTTGACGCGATGGTGTTAATTGGTACTTGAACTTTTTGTTTGAGTATCAATACTCTAACTGCATAGGTTTGGGGTATGAAAAGGCCAAATTTGATATGCGTGCTTAGACGCCTGTATTTGTTCCCAATAACTTGGTTGTAACCTGTGCCTTGCGTTGGATGACTAATTGATTTGGAAGACCACGTCCACGTTGCTGCTTTCCAATCTTGGATTGCAAACATATCATCGGCAATATTATGTAAGGCATCTTTGTGTTTAACCAACGCATCCATTGTAAAAGATATTTATTTTTCCGAAGGTTCTAGATAATATTCTGCTGTTAAATCCCATCCAGGCGATTGGTTTCCTGATGCACCTGATTGACGCCATTGGCCATTGGAGTAGCTTGTAAAGTAACACATGAACCATAAGCTGTTTACTCGTGGGATTTTATCATTAGGGTGGCCCCATAAGTAAGTAAAATCTGGTATTGTTATGCAATCACTAAAAGTGTTTTCAGTTTGTCTTGGGAAGTACAACTTCTCGAATAAAATATCCGCAAAAGGATAAGCATCAAATGTCACGCTAGAGACGGGGGATATAGATTCAAATAACGTTAGTTGCGGCGGGTTTAGGGCGCTATGCGGAAAGTTATAGTTGTCTGGTTGCGGGATAGGAATCCAATAATTATAAGATTTGGATAATATGACTACTACTCTAAAACAGTCACGTAAAGTTGTAGTTGTTCCACCACGAACCACGAAGTTTAATGTCGTATTAGTTTGTTTTACGGTGCGGCCTTGATAGTATGCTAATTCGCTTAGAAAATCCGGAGATGGTTCGTTGACTAAAGCGTTCATTTCACGATAGTATGTGCCACTTGTTTGAATTAATTCGCTCCAATTTTTGACTACTCTCTCCGCCATTGCAAAAAATAAAATTTTTAATGAACGATGTAGACAAGTCGCGCGCAATTGATTTTAATTTAGTTAGAATCAGCGTAAAATGTTACATCTAAAATTGTAATACCAAGTATTGCGCAGCAATGCTATATGTATAAAAAAAATAATTAAAAAATAAATTATAATTAATGTTGAACGTGTTGAACGTGTTGAACCGGTTGATCTTAGATCAGATTTAACCGATCTTCGATCAGATTTAAGAGATCTTCGATCAGATCTAATAGATCTTAGATCGATCGCCGATGGCGATCTATTAGACCGATGGTGTTGAAGTGTTGAACGTGTTGAACGTGTTGAACCAGCTGATTGTGTTGATCACTGACTCTGTCAAAATTAAGGTTTCGGGTTTAAGGTTTAAGGTTAAGGTTTAGGGTTTAAATAATTAAGGTCCAAGGCTCTAATGTATCTAGTTTGAATCAGCTTTTGACGCTCTTTCCAACCATGTAATAAAAAATACAAATATCCGACATCAAATGTTTACTTCGTTCGAGTGGTTGCTTCGATTGTGAATTTTGAGTTCACCTTTACTCATTCGAAATTACAGTTTGACAACATATTTATCTATATATCGAGGATTCTGATTCGAATGATGCCAAAATCACGTTCGTCCGATAAGTCTTCATTCAAAAGCGAGCAAATTTACCACTTTCGTTTTCTCGTGAATTTTTGTGCCCGAGAAAAAATTCAAAAATGAAATGTTTGCGAACAGCTTTTATGATCAGATCTAATTACGAACGGATACTCATTATCAGATCTCCGATCAGATCTCCGATCTAATTAATTAATTAAAATATTATCGAAGAGTTTTTTTAAAATTGCAAAAGAAAATAACGGTAACGTTAAACGCGCCAAAAGCCCGCGAAAAAAGGGCGCGAAAAAAAAGGCGCGAAAGTTAATTGGCACTAATTGACCAATCAAAATTGGTATAAAAGTGGCCAGACAGCACGAAGTGCGTAGTATTACCTGGCCACTTCTTGCTATTTGCTATTTTCTTAGAACAGAAATGCAGTCATTTAACTGGGTCTTTACTCTCAACAACCCAACAGTTGAACCTATTGATGACCCTCACACTTGGGGGGACATTCGCTATTGCGTTTACCAATTGGAGCGTGGCGACCAAGGTACGCTGCATGTGCAGGGTTATTGCATCCTAAAGAAGAAGAAGACCCTTACGGGTATGAAGAAGCTTAATCCACGTGCTCATTGGGCTATTCGGCGCGGAACGCATGACGAAGCGCGCGACTATTGTCTCAAAGAAGAAGGACGCGAGCGTCCGGGTGACGAATTCGGAGAACCGCCTCACCGAGGAGCGCGCACCGATGTTGCTACGTTTGCTGATGCAATTAAAACGACAAGCATGAGCGAAAAAGAAGTTTTCGAGGCTTTCCCTAATGAGTATCTCCGGTTTGGAAGTATGTTTGATCGCGCAAGGCTTTTGTTTATGGAACCTCGTACCTGGTTCACCAAAGGCGTGGTTTATTGGGGTCCTACTCGTACTGGTAAGTCGCGTCGAGCGTTTAGCGAGAATCCAAGCGCCTATTTCAAGATGAAGAATTCAACCGCCGATTGGTGGGATGGATATACTGGCCAAGAGGTTGTTATTATTAACGATTTCTATGGCTGGCTTCCTTACTGTGAGCTATTGCGATTATTGGACTGTTATCCTCATCGTGTCAAAATCCACGGTGGATTTGTTAATTTCAGTGCAAAGAAGATTATTTTTACGAGTAACAAGCATCCAAAAGATTGGTATAATCCACTTTTATTTCCTTGGGAAGGCGGGCCTTTGAAAGGGAGATTTGACGAATCAGGTATCATTGAACGAATGGGCGCAGCTGATGAGATCGAAACGCAAGTGTTCACTACTCAGGATTTGGCTGAGTTCCAGTCCCGTCAAATTCAGTTTCCTCCTCATGATCTGACTCGCTATCGTTCGGAGTCTCCGGAGCTTCAATAAAACGCTTCTCTTCTAAATCTTGTTCTTTAATGAAATAGTCGATAATTTGATTGTTAGACTTTTGAATGGATTGAAACAGTCTGATTCGGTCCTTTGCTACCATTGACATGAGTTTGGTTTGTTGTGTTTGACCCAGTTCAATATCATTTTTACAAATTACCTTTTTAGAAGGGAGAATTAAACCTTTGTAAGCGCGTGATTTCATCTCGCTCATAAAAAAAATGAAATTGATAAAATTTGATTCTATTTAAAAAGTTTCCTGGAAGATTCTCGATTATTCTGTTCTCTTTGATGTCGTCGTCACGTCGTGCTGATTACAAAAAGTCTGGTCCTGGAGTACGTAAGCCAATTGCTCGTGCTCCAGTCGGTTCACAAAGTCAAGCGAGGCGTGTTTCTGCCTCGATTGCTGTTCCAGGCGTAACACGCACTGGCGGTGCTTACGCCCGCGCGTTAATGTCACGATACGGCCAAGAAGGTAAATATCTTGATATGAAGATTCATGTTGGTGCCAATATAAATGGGTTTTCTCAAGATGGCCGTTTGTTACAGTATCAAACGTTAGGCGGGGTTGATATGTCTACGATGTGTCAAGTTGCACAAGGTACCTCTGCCAACCAACGTATCGGTAACAAGATTCGTCCTTATCAAATTAGGATGAGAGGCTATTTAAATTTTCATTCCAATCATCCCTGCTTTTGCAGGGTGTTATTAGTAGAAGATCGTCAAGCCAATGGCGCTTTGCCGTCACTCTCGGATATGTTGGTTGCTGGTACTGATAATCATTATGTGAATGCATTCTATAACATGGATAACATTGCTCGTTTCCGCTTTTTGAAAGATAAGATTGTCAAATTTGACAATATGGCTTCCCAGATACTCTCGGGTGATGATGTTGTTAGTAAAGTGTATATTCAGCCTTTCAAAATGTCTCACAAGATAAAGGGTGGGTCTATGATGGAGTATTCTTCTAACACTGGTGCCATTGCGGAAATTCGTTCTGTCAACTATTTCATAGTTGTTATTTCTAGTGAATCATCAAATACTGATGCCGC